GCTTTAGTGATCACGCCTTCAGCCTCCAGCGGTTCCTTCATTCTGGTCTCTGCCTTCTTTACTTGCCGGTCCTTCCCCTTCGCCAGACCTTGTGGCTTCCCCTCTACAACCTTCTTTTCTTTGATCTCCGTCAATACCCCAGGGCTATCCTTATTGATCGCCTCTGCAAGTGCTTCATCCACCTGCACCATGTCTCCCTTCATCCATGGTCCCCCAATACTGCTGTAATATCTCCAATTCACCTTATAGATCGCCATATTATTATCTCCTTTGCTTGGCTAGCAGTCGGGGCGATGCACGGTTTTTTTTATTTCGCGCATCGCCTTATCCGCTAATCGGTTATTTATCCGCTGACCAGGTCAAATCCCTCCCAGCTCCACCAGGCACCACACCGTCACTACCAGGTCCGAGCTCGTCCCATTCCAAGAGCCATCCGTGGTGATCTCCGCGCCTATATATTGCCCGGCTGTGAAGTGGGCTTTTCCTCGTGGGACTGCCACTCCGCCTCGAGCTGCTGTGGTGATCGTTTGTGTGGTATCCGCATCCTCCGTCCCGTTGATCGTCGCCCCCACTGTCAGCGTCCCCGCCGTTCCCGCTGCGCTCAAGTCATAGCTGATCCCCACGATATCCCCCGCCCACGGCATGCAGATCTCATCTACTGCCAAGTTCGCCGCCGATGCTACCTCTGCCACCAGCAGCTGCACATCCGTCTGGCTTGCCGCCAGGTTATCCTGCATGAATTGCAGCCTCACCAGCTGCCCTTTCGAAATCGTATTTACGATATTCATTGCCTACCTCCGTTCAATTTCGTATTCGTAAGGGTGGGTCTTTCACTTCTCTCTCGACCCACCCCTCATCTTCTCCAGCAATGGGCTTAAGCCCATTGTTTTACTACAGCGTGATGTCGTAGATCACATCCGCGCTTTCGATCCCGCTCGCAGCTCCGGTCGGGCTGAAGCGACCCAACCCCATGCGCAGGCTCAGCACCAATCGGCTCTGGTCTGTCGCAGGGATGCGCTCGGTTTCCAGCTTTACGCGCCGTCTCCATCCCACCTTGTACCCATTGCGGTTGAAGGTCGTCACCTGTCCCTTGGTATTGTTGCCCGCTGTGGTGCTCACCTTGCCATCCGCTTCGGTCTTCGGCTGTGCGATCGAGCTGATCACCGGGTGCCCCAATGCCTCTGCCACCTGTCCGGTCAGTAATTTTTTGCCCTGTAATTGGTACCACACCAGCACCTCATCCAGCATGCTGATCCGGTCGGCTGTCTCCGGGTCCGCCACATACACCAAGTCACTCGAATTGATCGGGTGCCCCCAATCCGCCTTGTAGGTGCTGTCCAGCATGCGCCCCTTCACTGCTGCCAGTGCCGCCAGCGTGATCGCCCCTGCCAGATCCTTCTGGTTATTGGTGTTATCCACGATCCCTACGTGGCGCAGTCCATCCAGTGCCAGATAATGCTTGGTGTCTGCCGGGTCGGCATCATCCAGGTTAATATTCCCTGTCCCTGCGTTGGTCATATCCCCATTCAGCACCAGGCTATCGGGATAATATCCCGTCGATTTTCCCAACTGCCTTCGCAGGAATGGGATGAAGGGGATGATCGAATCCTCTTCCATCTCGCCGCTCCACATCTGGTGGATGATGAACTTATATGCCGTTATCGCCACCCGGTTGGATCCGGTCTTGCTTGTGGTAAAAGCCGAATCGCTTGAAGTCGCGCTCTCAGCATAATACAGCATCTCCGGGAAGTTGGTCTCCACCGGCACGTAAGCCACCGGCGCCGTCATCTCGAAGCTGTCCAGTAAACCAAAAATCAGATTCTCCCCTCGAGCCTGTGCCCACAGGTCGCTCACGTACTGCGCCCCGATCAGCTGCAAGCCGTAACCCGTCTCCGCCGTGTCCATCGCACGGATCGCATTTTGGTAAGCCTGGGTCAGCTCGAATTTGCCCTGCTTGGCTAAAATCCGGTCCTTCCCATAAAAAGCCCCCAACGGGATGCGTGGGAATAGGTCGTCGATTGCCCTCTGGTCGATTTTCTTCACCTCATCCATCGGCAGGTAAATCGCCTCGCTGATCGCCTCGAAGGTATTGCGCAGCTCATCGCTTGGTCCTGGGTATACACCCCCACCACTCACCCGCTTGAGACCCTGTAGGCTCTCCTGCAGATCGAACAGGAACTCGATATCCGCAATACTCAACCCCCAACGTTGATACTTGGTTCCCACCAGCTTGGGTGATGTTCCATCGCCGCCAAAACGCATTTTACGTATGAAGGTCTCATCCTTTAATACATCACTCAGATGAGTTGTAATCATTTCTTTGACCTTTTCTTCGGTCAAATTTTTCAGCCCTGCAGCTGTGATTCGAGCAGTGATATCCTGCATCGCTGCATCAAAAGTTGCTTTGTCTAAAACTTCTCCAGCCATTGCCTTATCCTCCAATTTGATTAATTTGATTTGATATTTGTCTTAGGGTTGCTAGTGCATCCTCCATTGGGATTACACCATGCTCGCCTCCGTCATCCCCACCTTCTCCATCCCCTTCTTCCTTGGTTGCCCTCTTCAACACACCCTGGATCAGCGTTACCGCCTCCTCCAGGTCCCCTCGATTGCGAGAATTCAGCACCGCTCCTTTTCTTTCCCCTCTCCCTTCCAGGGAGAGGGCCTGGGTGAGGGTCGCTTCCCCTTCCAGGAACAGTCCCTCGATCTCCTCGCATCCCAATCCTATTAGATCACTTTGCGTCCGGTACTCCGGCGCCACCCTGCCCAGCTTGCCATACGCCCGCTCCAGCAGAATGTAAACAGCCTTGCGATTCTCCTCCTCCATCGCTGTGTTCTCCCGGAATAAGGCCAGCATCGCACTGGCGATCCCGTTCCACACAGCCTCGGCGGTCTCCTCGCTCTTGGCTGGCTCGAAACTCTTCCCGTCGTGATCCTTGCAATGTGCCCGCGCCTCGCTCACCGTCCAGGTATCCTTCGGATAGCGATATGCCTGATCGGTCATGGTCGATTCACCCTTAAGCTTCCCTATGATCACGCTGTATTTCTTCCCCTCATGCTCCCTCTCAACCCGAGCAAATGAATCCTTATCGAAATCTCCTGGATCTCGTAATCGGCATGCATGCTCATTCGCATAGGGTCTACCCTCTCTACCCTCCCCAACAATGGACATCAGCCCATTGCCTTCCTTCCCTCCCATTAATATTTCCTGAATTCCCCTCAATTCCCGCTCCATCAATGCATCCGGATCGCCAGGTACTGGAACTCCGCTGATATCCAGGAGATCATATTCAAGTTTTACATTCTCTTCATTCAATTCTTCCCCGCAGCTGGGACATTTCATCCTGAAAGTCTTCAGGCTCCACCCCATCCAGCTCTCAAGCCTATATCCACATTTGATGCATCGCAATACATCGAACCATCCCACGCTTACCGCATTTAGGAATTTATTGCGATATTTCGTCTCAACTTGTCTGGCAAATTCATCGGTTTGATCAAAAATCACTTCCGCCATCAATTTTTTGTTCTCAATTTTTGTCTCTGATCTTCCGATTGGCAATCTACTCCCAAAATAATCATGTGCCCACAGAAAAACTGGATTTCGTTTGTAATTATCCAGATTCCAATTATCAATCTGAAGTTCCTTCCCATCCCGTTTTATTCCTTCTGTAGATGCTATGAATTGGATAGGATCCCCTGGTTTTCCTCCATCCTCGTTCCGAACCATGAATGCTCGTAAAAATCTCTTCTCCATTTCAGCTCCTTTGAACATCCGCTGTTTTTCGCGGATGATCAGCCTCTCTTTCTCCTCTATAACAAGGGGATTAATTCCCTTGTTCCTTGATCACCGCCGTCATTGTGCATCGGCAATTGATATCCTCATCTGGGTCACCCATTTGCCCCGGCGCTGGTCCCCTTGCTGATCCCACCTCGAAATCCTCGTCGATCCCGATCGGGTCCGCCTGGTATCGCTCATGTGCCTCGATATGCGTATCCCTGGTCCGGTCATCCAGCGCCGCTAACCAGGTCTTCCCTTCCACCACCCCGCTCTGATCCCATGCCAAGAGTGTTCCTCCATTATTCGCCCCCACCACCTCTGTCCTGGCGATCGTCTCTGGAGTGGATTCGATCCTGCCATCCATCACCTCGATCACCAGCTCCTCCATCTCCGGGATCCCTTTCCCCTCTTCGATTGCCTGGCTCAATACTTTTTTCAATTCATCCCACGTCGTCTGGTTTACTTCCTTCGCAAATCGCTGAGCTCGTCTTTCCAGGAATTTGAGCACCCTCGGATCCGTCAGGTCGAATGAGATCCCCACCTTCAGCTCGTCCATCGCATCCCCACCTGCTTCCTCCACCAGGTCTCGGAGTACCACCCTTCCCTCCTGCCTGAAGCGCTTGATCCACTCCGCCATATTGAACGGCTCATCTACCGATCTAATTCCCTCCCCTAGAATTGGGGGAGGGGTGAGGGATTCTTTTCCTCCCTCTTTCTTCAATCCCGCTAATATGCTTTCCTTCTGCCGCTCGAATAATTTCACCGTCATCTTTGTCCAGATCTTCTCCCACCAGTCGGTTCTCCTTGCGAACCTTTTCCATAATCTCTCATGATCATCTGAACCATACTCGATCATTCGTTTTTCTTTGGCAGGGGCGATCTGATCCCCGCTGATTTTCGGGGAAACATGCTGTTCTTGAATGCTTCGCCCTTCTATTCCTAATTGCCCAATTGACTGGGTGCCTGTTCCCTGCGGGTTCGCCGTTATCCCCTTCGATAATAGATATTCCGCCGTCAGCGGCTCATTCCCCCACTTCACCTCATCCATCCCATGGCTTTTCCTCCATTGATTAATTACGATTGCCCCCATCTTCAGCTGGCCCTCTTCCCTCAGCCATAAATCTTTTGCATCATCCTGCAGGGCTGGCACCTTGCTGTAATCCGCCGCAATCTTATCTGGACCATTTGATCCAAACATGGGTATGAATTGTTCTGTCAGTTCAGACCCGATGAAATCTCCCTCTGGTATCATTGCCCGCATCCAGAATGCCCGGTCAGAAGCCTTGACGTTCTCATAGGTCCTCTGTCCACCCACCATATCCAGCGGGATCTTCCCCGCCCGTGCCACTTCCTCCAGTGTCAGGTTCAACGCCTCCAGCCATTGTGCATCCTTCGGCGTCACGTCGCTCCCCTTTACTTCCACCTCGAAACGTAATACCCCCCACCGGTGCGCCTTATCCACTCCCCTGTGTCTGCGCTCGATATCCTCCTCCAGGTTTTCCGCCTGTTCCTTGGTAAGGATAACTCCTCCTTTTGGCATGACGATCCCCCCGATCTGGTAGCCATTGTCGAACATGTGTTTGTTGCTTTTCCAGGCTGATGTCCCCACGTCCGCCGCCAGCCTGGCTGCCATGATCGGCGATAATGCATCGAATTCATTCAGCGGGTTCGGGTACCTGAACCAGATCACCTCCCACGGCTCAAAAAAGATCGGTTGTCCTCCATTGACCGGTGTATATTCGAACCCGCGGATATATTTGATCTGGTCCACCAGTACCTTCACCCGGTCAGGCTTCATCCACCAGATTTCCTGTGGCTTGCCTCTCCCATCCGCTCCCCGTTCTACTGCCCAGAATGCTTTCCCCCAGATGAACATGCATAATTCCGTCATATGCAATAGGCGGTTCATCGTCCAAAAATCATTTACCTTCTGTAGCAACCTAAGCCCTTCCCAATCCTTTACCAGCACATCTTTGTCATTATCGTCAATGTTATAGGCTTTATATTTTAGGCTGGCCAACGCATCCGCTCTGATCGTCGCACACGTGTATACCGGGTTGGAGTTGACCAGGTAATCTCCGAACTCACCTGGGCTATACTTCGTATCCGCTCCCGAAATCATCTGACCAAAATCTAAAGCTCCCATCCCCGCCTTCCACGCCCGTATTCCATTATTCACCGCCAACCCCAATCTTTTAAGCATCTTTTTTTCTTCTCATAAAATTTCTTTATCAGCTCTTATCATCTTTTATCTGTGGTTAATATTCTTTCTTTATTTTTAAAAGAAAAGTTTCCCATCGATCACGCCTTCCTGCAATTTGCTGAACGCCCCTGAGCTCCCATCCACCTGGTCCTTATACCTGCCCTTCGGGAACGCCAAATGCTCCTCGATGTATTTCTCATTCCATCCACCCCTCACCAGTCTCACCAGTCCCGCTTCCAGCGCACTGGACCATGGCCCCGCCCTCACTTCCTTGCTCCCTGTCACCACCTCGAAGTGCGCCTCCAAGCCTGCCATCGCCAGCTTGGCATTCGTCGCCTTGGCGCTGTCCACCCCTGCGCTACCCGGGTCCTGGTAATGCCAGATCACTGTCACTCCAGGTCGGTATTGCTGGTCCTGCTTCCCGATCCTGACGATCTCCTCATCCCGCCGGTAGCTCTCCCATTGGCCCCTCGCCACATGTTCTACGTGTATCAGTCCATCTTCCCCTAGCGACATGCATGGACCAGCGGTATAAGCCCCACCGCCTTCCGTTCCTGCTTTATCGTAATACCTCACCCTTCGTCTGATCTTCTCCGGCGGATTATCCTCGATGATGAACCATTCCCGTTTGAACATCGTCCCTTGCCTGGAGAAGGGTGCCTGTTGGTAAAGTGCCTGCCAGTCGTATTCTCCAATATTCGCCTGGATGCGTAATAAATCCTCCACGTTGTACTTCTCCGGCCATAAAGCCTCTCCAACCTCGCGCCCCAAAACGTCTTTATCCTCCACCCAGATCCCACCCAGCAGTTGATCGTGCTGGTATTCCTCGAATCTCTTCCCCTCCGGAATGATCGGAAATTCCCAAAAAGCGGGCATGCATAGTACGATCCATTGATCGCTCGCTGGGTCCGTCGCCATCATCCGCAGGATCCTACCCGCCCAATCGTCCACGTTCCACCTGGTGAACATTCCCACCACTGCCCCACCCTTCTCCAAGCGGGTATAGGCAGTAGATGTCCACCATTCCCACAATTTATCCCTGGTCGCTGCGCTCTCCGCCTCTTCCCGGTTTTTGATTGGATCATCCACGATCATCAGGTGCGCCCCAGTTCCGGTTAAACCTCCACCCACACCTGCCGCCGTCACCCCTCCCCGATTTGGGGCTGCCAGATCCCACGCCTGTACTGATCGGCTGTCTGATGATAATTCCACCGCCCACTCCACCGTCGCCAGGTCCCCAAATATTGCCCGGTATTTTTCCCCTTGTACGATCTCTCTCACTGCCCGGCTGTTCTCGTTTGCCCGGTCCGCATTATAGGATGTCAGTATGATATCCATGTCCGGCTGCTTCCCCAGTGCCCATGCCGGGAATAAATGGCTCACCTGCTTCGTCTTTCCATGCCGTGGCGGTTCCTCCAAAAGCAATCTCCCGATCCCTTCCTTACCCTCTGTTTGGATATATAAAAGCACTTGCTCCAGGTAGGTCGCCGCCAATTTATGATGTCTGGCAGCCTTGTACCAGGGTAGCGTATATTCACTGAACTCCACCAGATGGCGCCTCGCCAGTTCACGCCTCGCCAGCTCCCGCCTAGCCTCCTCCGGCTTCACCCTGATCTTCTCAACCGCCGTCAGCATTCCCCCCCTCTTCTCCAACAATGGGCTTAAGCCCATTGTTATCAGGCCCATTGTTATCAGGCCCATTGTTATCAGGCCCATTGTCTATCCCATTGTCCTTTACCTGTTCCCCCAGCCATTCATGCAGCTCCTCATCGCTCATCTCCCCTTCCTCACCCTTGGCCGCTTTTCCCAGCTCCAGCTTGCTCTTTGGCACGTAATCCCCCACCATCTCCAGGAACAGCTTCCGGTCATTAAAGCTCTTGTAATCTGGCGAGCTGGCCATCGACACCAACGCATTGATCACATCCCGCCGGTGCTCCCACAGCGGCGCCACCTGCATCAAAGCCACCACGTGGCTGATCGTCGGGTATTTCCTCTTCCAGGTATGGATCGCCCGCGGAGACCTTAATCCCAGCATGGAACTCAGTTCATCCAGGTTGTCCGGCTTGCGGAACTGCTTCGGGCTGCTCGCCCATGCGATGTAGCATGCCACTCTCCATGGCCATCCCTGCTCGATCAGCTTCAGGTAATCCTCCCACCAGGTTGGTAGGACTTTGGTTTTATCCGCTAATCCGTTCTCATATCCGCTGACCAGTTGTTGCCTGGCCGCCTCAGAGATCTGCCGCGCCTCCTCGAAGGATATCGCCCGTTCAGTCGCATCCTCCTCCACCTCATCCAGGTCCAGATCGAACCTGAGTTGGGCCTCATCAAACTTGTTCAAACTTTATTCCTCCCTTTTGACACGTTCAAAACGCAATAAATTTCTATTATCGTCAACGATATATTGCATAGATCCCCATCCATCCGCAAAAGTGCCAAATAATCCATTAAGAATTCCGAACATTCCAACGTTATAACCACCATTTTGTGCCATTACCTGGACCGAGGGATGTTTAGCTAATTCCTCATTGCAAGATGTTCGGTTCGCTAATAAAACCGCAATCGCTGATCGGTCGATTTCCAATAGTTCATTAAGAAAATTGACAATTTCATCTATGGTTATTGATTCTTTTATGGCCATTACTTTTTTCCCTTAAAATTTCTTTCTTTTATCTGTATTCATCTGCGGTTAAATATCTTTACACAACCATCCCGCCAGGTGCGCCGTCGGGCCACTTTTTATCCACACCCTCCCCATTCCATCGTTCACCCTTCCCGTCACTTCCCACCTCTTCCCTTTGGATGTCTGCCCCACGACCGTCCCTGAATTCACCACCGGCGCATTCCTGATATTCAGCACATCCGTGTTAACCTCCACCATATCGATTGGGTCTGGTGGCTTTGGCACCTCCCAATTCCCAATCGCCTCCCAGATCTCCACCGGCAATATATACAGTGCGTCATACCACTCCCAAAAATTGAACCCGATCCCCAATTCCCCCGCCACCGTCATGAACTCAATGACTTCACGCAAGGTTGGCTGCCACCCAAACTCCCGGTAAGCTGACCCCGTTGCCACCATGGGCAGTTTGCGATCGAATCTGCTGAATTCCGTCACGCACCTGCGCAGCTGATCACCCGGGTTATGCGCCAGCATCCAATATACCTGTGGCATGTCGAAGTCACAGATCCGTCTGAACTCCACCCAAGGTAATTCCATATGCAGGCTTGGGAACCGATAGCTGCTCAACCCGATCGGAAATCCTGGATCCACTCTCGCCCTGAGTGTTGAACAATAATCCTGCGCCTGGCTGGGTTTCCCCTTGCATGGCGTCTCTGCATTCATCACGAACCCCTTCACCCCGGTATCGCCGATCCTGTCACTCGCCTTCACCGCCTCAGCGTGCGGATCATACAGATAAATATATTGCCAGCCCCATGCCTCCACCCCATTCGCCTCGAGTTTCTGTGCCAGATCCGCCGCCAAATCCACACCGTTCACCACCCCAAAATCATCATCCCCATCGGCGATCTTCACCAGCATGTGCTTGTACCCGCACAATGCCGCCACATCTGCAATCTCCTGTGGACCCCCACATCTCGGGATCTGCCAGTTGAAAAATCCTTTACCTTTTGGGATCATTTGAACACCACCAATGCCTGTCCTGTTGCAAATAGGATGATCAACGCTATAAAGACCGTAGTGAATACACCCAAAAACCATCTTGATATCGTTTTCATCGTATCCACGCTGTTTTTCAAATTTTCAACCGATTTAGCCTGGGTATTGATCAATGTCGCCAGGCTCTTTAGCTCCTTTTCATGGGCATCCGTTGTTTTTTCCAATAAGGCAATTCGATTCTCGAACACAGGTGTTGTTTTATCCCCTGCCCTTTCTAAACAGCGAATGCGCTCCTCGTAACTTACGAGCAGTTGCTTGATGTCATCGATCTGTCTCCCCACCCCCTCGATTTCAGTTTTAAGCGTCGCGTTGCTTACCCCCCGGCCGCCTTCACCGCCGGGCACGCTCAGCCCTTCCCTTTTTCACCTGGCAATCCCAGCACCTTCGCCGCCGATTTGATAGTGATTTCCTTCCCGACTTCATAGATTCCGCTCGCTACAAGTCCCATCGCAATTCCATACATGGCGATGCTGAACCAGCCTTTGAAATCTGTCGGGATCCCGGTTGCCGCCAGCATGAACAAGCTTCCAATGATCAACCCTGTCGCCAGCGAAGAGAGTAATTGGATTTTTCCTTTTGCGCCTAGTTTTCCCCATACCCACACCAGTCCCAATACCACCGACACTACCCATAGGGCATTCTCCGGGATCGCCTGGAAGAACTTCGTAAAATCGAACCCCGGTAGCGCATTGGGTACGGCTCCCTCTTGTGGATTGCCAGCCATGGCAATAGTCATGGGTATCATCAGCATCACCATGACCACAATCAACAGTAGACTGCCCTTCACAATATTGTGATTGATTTTGAACATT